ATCACCGTCATATAGATCAAAATCAAAATTATCTAATTTTCCCGACCCATTATAATCAGAATTTCTTATATCATATGCCAATTCTCTCAAAACAAAATCTACCTCTTGTTGCTCCATTTCATCCATTTTTTTAGGTTTTGGTGGTTTTTTACTTCTGTCAGGAGTCAAACTAGCATCATATCCAGCTTCCAATGTTGGATCATATTGCCATGCTAAATCTCCACCGCCATCATCTCCAGGCTCCATTCCCATACCATCTCCACCTTTACCTAAATCAGCTAGCTGTTTTTCCTTTTCCAATTCCTTTTTCATTTCCTTATCCAGACGTTTAATTTCTTCGTCTGTTTGCTGTAATACCTCACGTCTAATATAATCAATAGAATAGAATTTTCCAGTATAATCACTAACATCTCTAGCTAACTCTAACCTACCACGTAAAATCTCCTGTGCTTTGGCCTCTCTGTAATAAGAATCCTCAGCCCATTTATAGAACATTTTATCCTTAATAGGTTGCCATTCTTCTTCTGTTATAATACCTTTCAACATCAATTGTGTTTTAAGTATTGTATCGAATAAATCCAAAAATTTGTTCCTGAGTCTCAGTATAAACTTTGAAAATTTCAATTCATCTCTAGTAACTTCTGATTCTCTACCTAAACTAAAACTATTATCTTCCATCAATCTGCTAGATGGAACATTCAGCGATTTGTATAATTTGGTCTGAAAATATGAAATATCTTCTAATTCTCCAAGATTTTGACCGCCTGGAAGTGTATCAATTTCTGTTCCTCGACCACCTTCTCTACGTGGCAACCAATAATCTTCCATCATATTCAAATGTTTTCGATCATCCTTAATTTCTCCAGAAACTGCATCATAGACTAACTTATTCTTATGCTGAATCATCATATCCCTAAGATATTGTTCAGCTTTAGCTTTAGGTAAGTTACCAACATCAATATAAAATATTCTACGTTCTGGTGCACGTGCAATGCGATAAATAACAAGTGCATCTTCCATCATTCTAAGTTGATTCATTGGTTTAATAGCTTTATGTAAATAACTCACTACTGCACCATTTGCATGATCATATAAACCTGATGTTGACATTGCAATAGAATCAGGTGTAACCTTAATACCACCTAAAGCCTGAGTATGATCATTAACTCCAAATTCATCATAGACATAAAACTCTACTGTTTTCTTAACTATATCAACTCCATTATCCTGTTGTTCACGTTGAATTTCTCTAATTTTTCTAATTTTTCTAGGATCTATATATCTTAATTCTTGTATACCCTGTTTTGGATTTTTTTCATCAATTATCATATGGTAATAAGTCTTACCATCGACATACCATTTTCTGAAAATATCATGAGCATCTGTTTGGAATTTTAGCATATTTTGGATACCTTGAAATTCCAAATAAACTTTCTCTTTTATTTTATCGGATAAATGCTTTGCTTCAGATAATTCCAACTCTACTGCAACCTTATAACCATCCATTACAATGGCTTCATTAACAATATCCTCAACTGCCGCTTCACATTCTGGTTGGATAGCAAGCTCACGATACTTGGTGATTAGTTCAACCTCATTTCTGATGGTTCCTTCTAAATCAAGATAAGTACCGTAAGCTCCACCAACTTCTAAATTAACAGAACCGTCATCTGGCGGTGGTGGGGCAAAACTAGGTAATTGTTTTTTCCCCTTACCGACTTTAAACCCTAATAATTTTTCTGGTAGCCAAGATGACCAAGCTTCTCTTAAATTCATATTTTACCTTTTGTTATTATTTATATACTATCTCCAAGTAGCCCTTGAATCAGTAAATGTTCTTACTGTAGTATTAGTTGGACTTGTAGCGACTGATTCCCACCAGTTAAATTGCCACGTAACTTCAAATTCTTCGATAGTTGAAGCCTCAGACCAATCTAAACTAATTTCTCCCACTGTGCTCGGCCAACAACCTTTCATTTCGTATGTACGGAGTAATAACCCGTCTTTACCATATTGATGTACCATGGCATCGACAGCATAATTAGCACCAGGCATAATAGAAGCTTGCATCGATTCTCTATTAGTACTATGATCATTAATAGCATTCATCCATTGTTCGATCATATCCCTAACTGCAAAATCTTCATCGTTTGTGATGGTAGTTGTCCATTCATCAAAAGTACGTCCACCCGGCAACTTAAAAATTCGACCGAAATATGGCACTTCTACAGGTTCAATTGTTCCTGTTGGAATTGTAGTAGTCTTAGCATTCAAAGCCAATTTCAGACTTGAAAATGGACTATGTCTACCCAAAACTATCGCCGGCATAGGTACAGAAATCCTAAATAAACTAGCCCTAGCACCACCATGAGGTAATGCATGTTTAAACTCATTAATATTGAACATATCTCATTCTCCTTATACTGCTCCAACGATTTCTTGGAAACTAACACCAGTTTTAACAGCAACAAAATTCAACTGAATGAAATTAATTGATCGAGCTGGTTTGATGAAAATATCACCAACAAATTCATTATTATCAACAACAGTTGGTGTATTATTTGATTCATCACATACTAACAAGAAATCGTAAATTCCTCTTCGTGCTTTAACATCTTCCAAAAATGGTGCTACCATTGAACGGAATTGGCCACGTGTAAATTCATCGTTAAATTCAAACAATGAATACTTAGCAGCACCAGATATTGCTTTCTCCAATACGATAAACAATCTACGAACATTAAGTCTATCAAAAGCACTAGATTTTTTCTGTAGTGTTTTATCTCCAAACAATACAAATCCTTCGCCTGGAAAAGATGCTACTGGATTAACATTAGCTTTGTATAATGTATCCCTAGATGTCTTATTTGGATCAAATAACAATCCAGCACAATTCCTAATCTGACCTCTATTGAAACCAGCTGGACTATACCATGGCTCTCTGGACTGATCTGTTGCAACACATAAACCAGCTGTATCACCATTCAACGGTACTTGAACCCAAGTATCGTTATATTTATCATACATTTTTTTCCAGCCAGAATCCATAAATCCGTAAGAATCTTTATTATTAGGTTTAGAACTAGTTACACTACCAGCTTTTGATGACTGATTGAAATTACTATTTACAGAAACTAGAGTAGGTGAAACAAATGCTACACAATCCCTTCTTGCTGTTGCTAAACTTGTAGTTTTATCATTTAAAGAACTGTCTCCAGTAATTACCAAAGATAAATCACTCTGTTCTGGATCATCGAATAAATCATAACCAGAAGTACGATTAGAAACATTCTGAGATGTAGAATAACCATCATCCCCACCAGTTAAAGTAATAGTACTGCCTTTAGTAACTGAAGCTCCACCAGCCCATACATAAGCTGACTGTGTATTCAACACGTTTTTGTAATAAATACTTAAACCTTGCTCGTCCTTTGAATCAGTATCAACCATTTCCACATAAGAAAAAGTTTCTACTATTTCACCATCTAATGATACTACTATATGATTTTCGTTTGCACCATCTATATCTGACCCATATTTATCATCTGTAGTAAATTCAACCTTTATCTTATTACCCCAAGTGCCAGGACTTGTAGCAATTAATTGTACATTAGTTAAATCACCAGCAGTTTCAAAATCTTCTTGATTGTTTATTGTTACATCACTACTGGATACCACAGAAACTATCGCTACACCATTATTATCAGATTTTAAAACAGCAAGACCACTAGCACCCAATGAAGTAATAGTACCAGATTCCAATACACTATTAGTCGCACTAGTAGTGATTATAGGTGTTCCCATATCAATTGGAGTACCAGCATCACCCAAAGATGTAATGTGAGTTCCTTCTAATACATCAGTTCCAGCATGAACCACAGATACAGTATTAGACTCAGCCACATCATCATCGTTATTACCTGTATTATCAACAGGTGCAATATATGCAACTGATATTACTGCATTAGTACTTCCTACTCTTGAAGTAAATGTCGCGTCTGCTGAACCTACAGGTGGAGTAGCTACTGGAGTACCATCAATAGCACCATTAGCATCACCAACATATTCTACCGTCCAGCTAGGTAGATCTCCATTACTTATTTCGTCTATTGAACTGACAGTATCTGAATCTGTCCAATCACCCACTTCAGATGTACTAAACAGAACAGAAAAACTACCTGTTCCCGATGCATCTGCTGGATAAATTGCTGATTTTGTATCGTTACCTACTGTTCTTACTATTTGAATATCTCCACCGTATGCTAGAAAACTAGCAACAGTCAACCAATTCGATGAAATAACCCCCGTAGGGCCACCGAATATATCATATAATTCTTTTTCTGAGCTAACTTTTATAATAGTCATCGCTGGGCCTTTTTGGAATGCCCCTGCAAATCCAGCATCTGAAACAGATGCAGTTGGAATTGTTGTCGATAAATCTACTTCTGAAAAAGTTACGCCTGGACTAACTTGAAATGCCATGTCTTTTCTCCTTCTCTGTTAAGATTTGTAATTAAACTACTTTCAGTTTTAAATCTTTCTATCTATATTTATAAAAATCAATTTTCCACTACTGTCCATGTTTGCCCTGATGAATCGACAAAAGTTTCTGATTCTAAGCCAGTAGTAATAAAACCGAAAGGAGTCAAATCCTCTTGAATTTCTTTAATTCTGTTATGATATAATTGTTCTCTCAATTCCTGATCCATCAATTCTCTAAAATATCTCTGTTGTGCACACCAACCAAAAAGTACTAATGTCATAACTAAATCATCATGACAACCTTCTGATGCTGCATAACTCTTACCCTTTACCGCAAAAGAGGTTAGTTCAGATATTGTATCAAAATCAAGAATCAATAACTGATCTTCCTCTATCAAATCTTTAAGAGTAGAACATCCAATTCGTTTAACCTGAGCTGTAGTTCTTAAACCTATACTAGTATTTTTTGAAAATCCAGCTGAAACTATTTGGCCTTTTCTACCCTTTACCGTTGAACTAATCATGTTTTCATATTCAAAATCATGATATAACGCATCCGCGACTTGTCCACCAATATCATTACATTCTACTAATACCATTGATTCATTATAATACTGAGCAACCTTATAAATTACGTCAGGATACAAAATAGGTGAAATTTCATTACTCCTATACCTAGCAACTAATTTATAAGGCGTCTGAGTAACATCAATCACTGTAAATGCTGAATAATCTTTCCCAGCACCTCTAGCCACATCTGCAGCTATAAAATAATCATGACTAGGTTTTGGATGCTCCCAAATAGAATATCCGTCCTTATTCTGTATCGGATTCTTAAATGCTAGAGATCTCAACTTAGACGGTGAAATCAATGTATCAGATGACCCAATAAATTCAGTTTCAAACTCTACCCTAAACTGATCCTCGCTAGTATTCCTTATTGTCTGCTCTTTCCATTTGTCATCCCTGCCTGGAACTTGTGACCAATGAACATCCACCGTCTTATAATCATTTCTACCCTCCTCAGCATCAGTCCATAACCTATAAAACTGATTCATTCCATTAGGTGTAGAAACAATAAAAACTTTCGTTGTGTTTCCAGATGATATAGTAGGGTATACTGATCTGAAAAACTCGTCCGCTATATTAGCAGGAACGAATGCAAATTCATCTAAAAATATAATATTATAAGTACTACCCCGAACTGCAGAAGACGAAGTAGCAGATGCAATAATTTTAGATCCATTTTCTAGTTCAATATCTCCCTTATTCCAGACCACCACACCCTGTTGAAGCCACATGGGTAAATGTTCATACGCTAGTTGAAGTCTTGACATCAACTCTCTCGCAGTAGAACCTTTATTAGCTAGAATAGCCATCCGTGTGTCTTGATTAAACAGGGCATAATGTAAGAGGAACGCGATAATTGTAGTCGATTTTCCTGTCTGTCGAGGCATCTTACATATCACAAATCTATTATCGTGAAATTTCTGGATCATTTCTTCCTGAAAATCCCACAATTCAAAATCAACTAATCCTTCGTCTACATGAACAATTTTGATATAATTTTTGATAAAATATACAGGATCTTCAGAACATTTCAAATATTCATCTATCTGTTCTGTTGTAAAATCTACCTGTACACCCTTACGTTTAAGGTTAGGATTTCCTAAATATACGTCACTCATTTTCCATCTGTCTTTGCTTCAACATCTGTTGTAATTCTTTAGTAGATCCTACAAACATCGTATTATTAGTCACCTTTGTAGGTTGAGATGTACCTTTTAGTTTATCCACCGTTAGTTGGAGCTCCATCAAATCCTTATTTAGTTCTCCCACATTTTTCAATAACTGTGCAGTAACCTCATAAGCTCTTGGGTGCTGTCCTTCCTGTGCAATCTGTAATGAAGATTCTATAGCACTGGTTCCCTTCTCTATCAAATCATAATAATTAGTTCTAGTATACTGATAATCACTACTTACATCCTCTGATCTAGTAGCATTTTCGGCCGAAACCTCATTATCATCAACCTCTACAATCTCTGTAGATGTTTCTTGTGCAATTTCAAAAAGTTCATCTAATTGTTTATCACTCATTGATCTGTCCTATATGTAAATGTAGTTTCATTTTCCGTTGAAGTAGATGTTGATGCAGGTACATCAATATCAAAATCTTCATATAAATTTGTAATTGTTTTAGTGATAACTTTAGAATCTGATTGCAATCCGTAAAAATAAGATTTCAGAGTAAAATTAAATGTCCATTCTATTCTACGTCTAGCATCCATATCACCTTCCCAGCCATCCTCTACTGCAAAATCATTAAGAATAATTGGCATATCATAAGATACTACATCATTAACAGTCACAGTTAAATCTGGCTGAAAATATGGAACAATCTGTTCGATTACCTTGTATCCATCCTCGGCTTTACCTACAAATAAATATAATGAAAAATCCAAATCATATGGAGCTCTCATATACTGTTTATTACGAACACCACTTATATCAGATTCCCATACAAGTGGTTGCATAGTATTCAATTTTCTCTCAGTATCATAAGTAATACCTGTATTATCAAATGCTAGTCTAGGTGCTGATACCTGTACCTCTGCAGAATCATAATTAGAATCCTGCGTTAATATATACCTCTGTCTAAACTTATCCTTCTGTGAATAATGAATAGGTATTGTAATCTTAGTTTCAGTACCTGCAGAATCTTCTCTCTGAATAACGATATTATTAAATAACGTACCAAAAATAGTTACAGCTTTCTTAATAGTGCCGTGATAAAAAGGTGTACCAACCATTAAAATTCTCCAAATGGATTTTCACTATTCCAAGCATCATCTATTAAATCTCGTACAGGATTTCCCTCTGCATCCACTACAGTATTTCCTTCTTCATCAACTGGATCTTGGAAAGCACCTGCCTGATTAAACATACTATCAGAATTATCCTCATCAACTTGTTCAATTTGTTGTAATGCTATAGTCTGTTTCTGTGCAATTTCTGTAAGATTATTAAAAGCATCACTACCCAATTCCAAATCTGTATAAGTAGTAACTGTTTCAGACTGTTTACTAACATCATTATACCTATATAATTCCAAATCATCGAAAGTCTGATTATCAAAAATAAACAATCGACATAAAGCTTTATAAGTATAGTTAGCTCCTAATTGAAAGAAAGGGCTCCAATCTTCTACAAATTTTATTTCAAAAATACTATTAGTAAAGGGTAGATAAATCAAATCCCCCTCTAATGGGGTTTCTAATTTACGAGCATCAGTTCTATTAGGATCTGGTATCTCTAAATCTTGAAATCTTTTAACTGAAAATACAAAATCACAGGAATCTCTGACTTCAAATCCGAAATAAGAAATATAATCCACAGAATCTGCCAAAGCATCCTCTGGGGCATCAAAATACATTTCCAGTTCATAAGCTTTCTCAAAAGACTCTTTCTGGGCTTCTTCTAAAATACTATCAACGTTATCTAAAACTCTAGGCAAATAATATCCATTAAATCCAGCAATCTGAATTGACTCAATAACTAAATTTTGAATCATCTTCTGTTCGTTAGTTAATGATCCATCACTATTTTGATTATTATGAGTAAAATATGTATTTCTTACAGCCATACCTAAACCTTTTTTGCTAGCATACGTCTAATATAGTGTCAACGTTAATAATACCTAACCTATGATCATCCCAAGTAGTGCACCATGTTTAGAATCCATTTCTTCATGTAATGTCGAAATTTCCTCATTAGCAGAATCCAGTATAGCTTGACCATTATATGTTAAACCTCCCGGCAACGTAATTCCATCATATTTACTCAAATTTTGACCCCACTGTTGTTTAATCAACGCAGTAACATATTTCTTCAGCCAAATATCATTATAAACTTCATTGTAAGTATCTGGATTAATAATTTGATCACATTCAATTATTATGTAATTTCCTACTGTCATGTCAGTGGCCCAATCACAATATACATGAAGCTCATTCTTATGTCTCGAAAAATTAAAGGGAGCTCTACCAGAAAAATAATCGTCTAATAGAGATACATGCTGCATTACCATTGTATAGTGTAAAATACTAACGTCCGTAAAATCATATAGATCATTTAATCGCATTTGGTATCTCATATCAAACATATTCACTGTATCCCAGCCTTCCTGACTAGTTGGAAATATATTAATAATTCCTATAATCGCATCTTTCCATTCTGGATACAATAATTCACCTGTGTCTGGATTTGTTTGGTTAAAATCAATATAGCCGTTGTCTACATCAGTTTGGGTAATTTGATATTTTTTATAGAGTCTTTCAGTAGCATCATAATGATAATCACGATAATATTGAAAAGCATCATCAATCCTATCGTCAATTTGATCTTCCTCAACATTAATGTCAATCGCAGGCTTACCTAACCTTCTCAGACAATATTCCTTTAAAGTAGATCTACTATTTACTAGTGTCTGTGCCATATTACCATTCTCCCCCATCCCAATCTGTGTCAGCAACTGCTTCAGAAGCAACCGTAGCATCAGCTGCAACTGCTTTAACATCTAAATGAATAGAATGTCCTAACACCACACCTTTACCCACGTCTTCCGCCGCTACATCAGTATCAGTTGTAGTTAATTCAATCTCTCCAGTAGTAGTCAAATCACCAGTATCAAGTGCACTAGCTGCATCTAAAGTTAATACTTGGCCATCTGTAGTTAGTGTTTGTAATTGGTCATTCATTTCCATGGGCTCCATGCCTATTACATTACCAAAAACATCAAAAATAGCTTTCATTACTACTGCCATTTACT